GATATTTCACATACGCCGCAGGGACTGGCGTTACAGTCATGGTGATGGTGTCAGTTCCAGATGCATCGGCAGAAATGAATGACTGATTTAACAGATCAGTCTTATTCGGCATCCAGATACCACCCAATGTCGTGCCATCGTTAAGGACAAGGCGTTTATTCGTTGTATCGTAAAACAACTCACCATTCGCACCCGTAGCAGCAGCGATGTTTGCAGCGCTATCCCGTCTGATCTGTACCTGATTAGCCGTCATGTTGTGTAGCCCCAATCCTCTGTCGTTGTTACGCCACTACTTACAAGCCCCCAATCCTCTGTCGTGGTAACTCCAGATGAAGCTAAGCCCCAATCCTCTGTTGTACCAACGCCGCCAGATGTACCGACTAAATAACCCAAAATTGAGGTATAACCAGAACGCACACCAAGTGAATTGACCGCTCTTATTCTTATATCATAATCTTCATTTAATTGCGCTGCCAAAGTTACTTCAGCGAATGATGCTTGACCCGTAACCGTGTATGTTTGGCGATAAATGCTATCCGCTGACCGCTTATATTCAATTTCGTAAAACCCGCCATTGTAGACAAATTCATCACTTGAAAGCGTCCATTGCATAAGGATTTTAAATACCGTGTCACCCTGTGATGTCTCAACAAATTCCGATGAAATGCCAAGGCCAGTAACCGCAGCAACCGTGAATGGATCTGGTAATTCTGTATTGGGCGCAGGGTCAACCGATGTTTCTTCACCAGCATTCCAATCATAACAAGCCGCCGCAATCTCCCGCAATTCCATACGAATGACAGGCCGCGCTGTGTCGTTATCGTTTCTGATTTCAAAGCGCCAGTTTTTAATCTGGAAAACCTTATTGTTCCATCCGTATTTTGCAAACGTAAAATAAGCGTTATCCCCGCCAATAACTTGCATTGCGGATAGGTCAAAATCGGCTGACCATGTAATCTCTTGACGCATTAATTCAAGGCTGATCTTGGCAATTCGCTGTGCTGTGTGTGGTCTCTGTGTAAGCGTCATATCGATCTGCTTAACAAGCTCTTCCCCGTCCTCCGCAATATAGGTTGAATTGGTAACTTGCGGATAGTCGGACGCTTCACCATCATTAATTGGCGATACATACACACCGCGAACCGTGTTAAATCGCTCCCTCGTGCTGATTTTGGTTTGAACAGAGATAGCCGAAACGATGTTATTTTCATTAAAATAAACTGTCGGTGTCTGGTATGAGCCAGCAATCATCTTATGAACGCCGCCTGAATAGGTATTAAATCCAACCATTCCAGCCAGAATATCTTTGATGTTCTCATCGTGTGCGGATTCCGTATCGATCACAAAGCTGCCTGAATACCTTGGCTCGGCAGTTTTTGTTACTGTATGTGTACCAACGCCAGCATCGGTTAAGTCAATCGCAATACCTTCCATTGCATCGGCATAAGTAGCGGCAACCTTAATACGGCATGTGGTCTTGCGCTGGTATGGGATAGCGTAGTAATCCGTTGCTAAAGACAATCCAGCAGGGAGCGTGTTTGTGGTGGTAAAATTAATCGTGTCGCCCCGTTGAAAATACAGGCTATCCCCGACAAGGGTTAACGTGTCTTTCGTTGCATCAACCGCCGATGTATTAACAGAATAATCAGTCGTGCCGATAACCTCATCACATACGTTTGCCGAAGCGATTGTATAAGTCTCGTCAACTTCAGTATTCAGCGCGCCCAACCCATATGCTGGGTCTTGCAAGTAATCATTCAGGATAAGTGCTGGATTGACAGAGTATGCGGTCATCGTCGTGCGCGGGTCATATACTTTTTTGCCCTTAACCCATGCCGAAGCATTTGGTACACCAGTTGGGAAAATGTCTTTATCCCATTGCAAACGGATATACATATAAGCAATGCCACGCAACCTATGCGCCGTTGTCCATTGTGAGCATTCAGCAACAAGAAAGCTATCGGCGCTTTGTGATGCTGTGCCTAGATATTTACGGATGCGCACTTTATCTTTATAACGACCTTCCGTTACAACGCCATCAGCATCTAAATGATCAGGCGGGATTGAATAATCATTTAACCAGACCTCGCCAATATCCTCAATCTCATGTGGCGCAACCTCAATAATCATGTGTAGGTATTTGTTATTGTTTGTAACAGCGATAAATAGAACGCCGCCCGATCTGCGCAATTCACCATATACAGGCTTGCGAATTATAATAGCTTGCCTTACTTGCTGTGTTATGCCGCTATTTTGTAGTGAAGAACCACTTGTTTTTGGTTTTCCCGCGATCAGCTTCTGCAAGCCAGACATAATCAACGATGATGCGAGTGACGTTAGCGCACCTGTAATCAGCGTACCAATGGTCAAAGAGCCAAGATAAGCACCAACGGCGGCAACTAATGGCGGCATTATTCAACCCCCCAAACGGTAATGGCATCGTTCATAGGCACGTTAATAAGCCCGTCAACCGTCTTGCAGATAACCATGCGCCCGATAACTACCCCAGCAGCCTTGTCGCCATTGTACTTAACCACGGCAATGTCCCCACGTTGCGCCATGGTTTTCAGCTTGCGTTTGAAATGTTTGTCAAAAATACCTGAAATTTCCCCGCCGTGTTCTCTCAAAATTGCAATGGCTTTGGCTTTATTATACTCGCCATAACCAAGCATTTCAGGCTCTAGGTCACGCTCGACAATTTCATTCGCAGCCTTTGAAGCGAATAAAACGCAATCATTCTTGCCCCAAATAAACGGCGCGTCTTTCTGACTATCAAGAAAATCCGCAAGGCGTTTTTCCCAGCCGCTCTTTCTCATGCCGTTGTACCCCACGTTAATTCTTTTTCTTGCAAAGAAGCGACAAAATCTAACCCTAGATCAGCTGGGTATTCATGTTTTTGATCTTCAGGCGTGTAACGTCTGACTTTCGTGCGCTTTAAATCAATTAGCTTATTTTCTGCTTGCATGGATAGTGTAGACGTTGTTCCATCTTCATCAATCTGCAATACGTCCATGCGCCCTTTAAACAGCACAGTAGGGTCTGCAACAATAGCCCCCAATGCTGTCAATGTGGCAAAATAACATGTAATCGGTCTGCCCTGATACGGCTCGGACAATGCCAGAGATAAGAGCGAGTTATCAATTCCAGTTAATTGGAATGTAGCCCCCTGCGCTTCAACGGTAATAACCTCGGTCATTTCCGATATGCCAAGCAACTGCCCCGCGCCTGTATAGACCTCTGCATTGTATGTGATCTGACCAACCCCTGACCATAATCTCACATCGCCGCTATCAAATTCAGCCTTCACCAATAGCGCAGGGAAAAGCTGATCTGCTTTGACCTCTGTAACCATACCAGCGCTTAAATTTCTGCTACTCACTGATAGCCTCGACAAACTGGATGTTAATCTCGGTAATTGATCTGAAATTTGAAGGCCATTCAGCCACGTTTGAAGCCAAGCGCATTAAGCCTTTCGCGCCAGTTATAACGATGGGAGCGTTATCTGCTGGTGAATACCTCAAAGCTGGCTGGAATGTCAGCGTAACCTCACCAGAACCGTTAGAATTGGCATCTTCAACGATCATGTGCAACCGAGCCGTTGTGCCTGTACCGATCTGGAAATAGTCGCCTTTTCTAATCCAATTCGTAACCGATAACGATGCGCCATCAATAAGCAACGTGTTACCTGTTTGGCTTCCACCTTTTACAAGTGGAGTTCCACCCAATGCCCCACGCGCCCCTTGCGCAAGAAAGTCAGGGTCTCCATATAGGAACGTACCATATTGCCCTTGCAAGTCAGCCAGAAACGCTTTAATCGCCGCGCTGTCAGTCATGTGCATGGGTTTAAATGTAACGTCACCCTTCCACATTGCGCCGCTAAAATTATATACCTGTTGACGGAATGTAAATGGCGAACGGCTTGACGATGAAGCACGAACGATACCGAACGAGCTTGACGTTATGCCCCCTGCTGGAAATGTGAGCGGATAAGTTGTCATTAATTCGTAGCCCCCCGCAGCCTTGCATCTTCAACACCCGAAACTGTTGCGCGTTTAATCTCTGGCAACATCTTTGCAACTTCTTGGCGAACGCTTGCTGAAACGCTCGTGCCAATGGTGATATTTTGTGTGACGTTATACGATGCGCCGCCGCCCGATGTTTGGTTTGGTTTTGAAACTGTTACTTGCTCGCCCCGTGTCGCTTTGAAAGCCACAAGACCGCTATCCGTTGCGCCATCACCGCCAACTTCAAAGCTGCCGCCCTTGGCAAAACCAGCAAACCCCTGAAGAGCAAGTCCAAGCCCTTGATTTCCAGCCGCAGCACCTGAAAGACCGCTGCTAAACATGCCACCTAGCCCACCAGTTAGGCTTCCAATTAATGATGATGCGATACTGCCAAACAACCCGCCGCCAGATTCACCACCAACCGACATACGAATTATGTTATTGAGGATTTCATTCACCGCATTTAAAGCCAGCTTTTTAAAATTATCCAGCGCATTTCCACCGCTAATCATTTGATCTTTCATATCAATAAAGCTGTCAGCAACCTTATTGTTATATTCCATTTGCGCTTCTTGTGCTTTTTTAGCTGCTTCCTCGTGCTTTTTAAGGGCTTCAGTTGCTGCCTTGGTATCAAGCGCCCCAAGCATTGCAGCGTCCTTGCTGGACATGCCTTTGTTATCGTTTGTCGGTACTTTGATATTTTTCTGATCATAGTATTTTTTTAGTAAGCTATCGCCGCCTTGATTATTTCTCGCCTGAATTTTGTTATCCAGCGCAATAATCTCTTCCATGATTTTATCGGCTGCGACTTTAGCTTTTTCAGGGTCAAGACCAAGCGTTTCTTGCAATCTATCAGGAACGGCATCAGCCATTTCGCCTTGCAAGCGATAATAACCTTCTGAAAATTCCAGAAATTGCTTATTAACTTCATCGATTGCAGTTTTAATCGCATCGAATGTGGCAACGAATGTTTCGCCAATTTCTTCACCGACTTGACGGAAACTTTCTGCGCTATCCACACCGCCAAGCATATTCTCAATTACGGTTGTAATTGCTGGAGATAATCCTACCGCGAATTGCCTAGCCGCACCACCAGCTGCATCACCGATCTTTGAAACTGCATCATTCGCGGCTTCCAATTGCGCGGAATCAATACGGGAAATAACCAATCCGAAACGCTCGGCTTCATCGGCTGCGGTTGTCAAAGAACCCGTACCGTCTTTAATAAGGTCAAGCATATCTGTGCCAGACTTACCAAAGATTTTCATAGCCATAGCGGAACGAACAGCTGGGTTTTCAATCTCGCTAATCTTTTGCGCGATCAATTCAAACTGCGCATCGGGCTTCAAGCTCATGAAGTCTGAAACATTCACGCCAAGCGCATTAAACGCCGCGCCTAATTCAGCATTACCGCCAGCAGCATCAACGGCATTTTTAAACATAAACTTGATTGAATTATTGAACGTGTCATTCGATACGCCAGCAAGTGAAGCGGCATGATAATAACCAGCCAGCTTTTCTGTCGCAATGCCAAGGCGATCAGACGTTTTGCCAAGCTCGTCACCAAGTTGCGCCTGTTTCGCTGCCAATGCAAGAAACGCCGTACCAAGAATAGCCGATGTTGCAGCAGTTGCCTTAACCACATTCGCAACGCCACTCAAAGCCATACGCGCCTTAGATGAAGCTACATCAAGGCCTTTGGTGTCACCGTCAAACTTTACAAGTAATTCTTTAACAACTGTGGAGGTCATTTTCTAGCCCTCGCCATAAGGTCAAGATATTCGTTTCTGCTCATGGCCTTTTTAGGCTGCACACCGATGCTTGTTAAATGGCCTTGAATTGCTAATTTTGCATCTTTTAAAGTCATTGAACGGCATACCTCTGGAGTGTATTTTAGCACACCCAGAATAAATTCGTAATAACTTTCAACTGGGAAGTTCTTATACTCTATTTTTTTTTATCTGCATCATCAGACGGTTTCAATTCAGTAGAACCCGTGATTGAGCAAGTCAGCATTTCGATGTATGTCTGCATGAAGTTAGCAGAGCCAAGTTTAACCACCTCTGTGCCGATCTGCTCGCGTGTCAGGCGCGTGTCTTTGTTAGCTTTCAAACCAATAAAGAAAACACTCACCATATCCGTGATGTGGAATTTGCCACTTAAGGCTTCATCTAGCAATTGAATGACGGGCTTTTTAATTACCGTTTGTTCAATCATTTCAACAAAGCCGAAGTTAGCAGCCATTTCACGCGACTGATCATCCAGCGTAATCGTAAAAATCCCGTTACTCATGTTGCAGTTACCGCGCCAGTTGACGATAGAGAAATGGAGTAATTTACTTCACCATCATGTGCGCCAGCTTCTTCAAATGAAGTGATACGGAATGCACCAGCATATGTAACGCCAGCGGTTGTCGCGGCTTCCACGACTTCAATTTCGTAGTTTAGGTGAGTACCAGCCATTGCAGCATTACGAACTGTTGCGATTGTCGCACTATCCTTAAATGCGCCAGTTCCTGATACTGCTACGCTGCGCAAGATATTGCCCCCAAGCAATTGACGAATACCAGCATCATCTTTTGTTGTAACATCAACCTCTGTTTCATTGATTGTGATAGTGTTATCACGAAGCCCAGCAATTTGAACAAATGTCGCTGGTGACCCAACTGTTGCTACACTAACGATTAGCTCTCTACCTGAATAACCCGCCATATTTTAAACTCCTATGTTACAACGCATCTAAATCTCATCATCGATTGCCACGTAACGCCATCAGGCTCACGTTCGACAAAACCAATACCATCATAGTGTATATGACGTACCGTACCGCTATCAAGTGTTAAATCACTTTCAGCGCGGTTTAGCGCGTCATAAATTGCAGCGCGAATGTTCGCAGATTCCTCTGGTGTGGGCTTCCTAGAAAAACCCTGCACTTGAATTTCATGCTCCATTCCTGTGGAGTCTTTATCATCATATGGTGATGATGTAATACTCACCATGACGTATGGGAACGTAGCATTTTGCGGGGCGTTTGAGTAAATACGCGCTGTGGTGACAATTGCAATTAATGCCGCCGTTGCCTTTAGCCTTGCGATAACTGACTTCATCAGCGGATTGTAACTATCTGCCATCAAAATTTACCCTTCATGCTGTCAAACCAAGTTACCGCCTTATCAAAAGCGGGCTGTAACCATGGGCGCGGTGACATTTTAGACGTGCCAAACTCAAGCCAAAAGCCATGAGGTGCGCCTTTTCGACTGCCAACTGTCATGTCTTTCTTGTCGAATG